CCACTTTCCCACCTATCAAATACTTGATTTCCGTAAATTAGAAACTGACCTGGTTGCCAATCATCTAACATTATCATAATTCTAATTACATTATTAGGATCATCATCTAAATCATATAGTTTATCTATATGCATATTCAATACTTCACCAGTGAATTGTACATGCATTTTTGCTTTCAGTTTATCTAATCCCCAATATTCACTCATTTTTTGTATAGTTTTACACTTACTAAAATCAGTGAGTCCACGATATATCGTCATTTTAGGATCAGCACCTGCGTTAATTAGATCATTTTCCTCTGCCTGAACATCATTGTTTGGTCTATCTGTGGATGCTCTTCTATTACTCCAATTTAATTTTTTTGCATCATTTATTACTTCATCAACTTCTTTTTTCCATGATCCAATAAATTTTCCGATATGTTTGATATTATTTTTATCTATTATATCATTATTGAAGTGATAATTACTTCTTTTCTTTGCATCTTCCCAATTACTTTTACTCATACCTCATTACC